GTTCACGGTCTTGCCAGCCGTGTAAATCGCCTGGTTGTAGAGCCTGAGGCCGTCCGTAAACTCCCACCTATTGCCGCAGAAGTCACTGATCGGGATGTCCCAAAATTTGCCGCCGCCACCCGTAATAGAGGCCCCGTAACTTGCAGATAGAGATCCGTCGAGCAGTCCAATCTCGTTTGCGTCAAGATGCCACTGCGGGATATGGTTCGAGGCGCTGTAACCATAGGTATTACCTCTGAGCAGCCAGCGATTAATGCGCGTCCATACCCAAAGCTCGAACCAATGGGCATCCGTTATCAAGCCACCCAACCCAGCCCAGCGGTTGTCGGCAGGGCAACCGGCGAAGTGGCCGGTTGCGAATCTGGCCTTCAAATACTCACGATAATGAGCAATGGTCTGGCTCACCATCGGGGCCACGCCCGGCTGAGAAACATAACATTTTTTGTTTGTATCTATGCCATTACAGGCAGCTCCTGCAGATGACTTAGTTGCTGTCGCTGAAGACGCTAGATACAGGTCTACCCAATAACCGCCCATCGACATGATCTCGTAATCAGTATTGACCACCCCGGCAGAGGTGATGTCATCCGGGTGAAAAAAGTCACCAATTGTGCCCGATGGAGTAGGCACAGATCCAGTACTCGTCAAGGCGCGGCAGGCGTTAAACGGAGGAATCCACTTCATGATTGATTCATTGCCGTCCATGTCCACAAAGACATCTAAATGAGTTTCAAATTGCATCATCTTTTCCAAAATCCACAAACTTATGCGCTTTCCCATAGTTATCTCCTTTATTAAGCGGGATTATCAAAGACTTGAATGGCAAGGTCTTCCAGGATAAGAGGCAGAACCTCCGGCACGGTGCCGGGCTGCGATCGTTGCCGTTTGCTTGAACTTCTTCCGGTCGGCACCGGGTTTGTTTGCGCCGCCGCTACCGGGATAGACATTTCGGCCAGTTGCCAATACATGTCCCCCTTGGGATTAACTCGAAGTTTTAGGTTGCTATCCAGATAAATCCTTATCATTTGCCCCTGGTATGGAGAAAGATCGATTTCCTGTGCCTCTACATCCCCGCCGGCGCAGGAAAAACCTTTCAGCCGCAGGAGACCGCCCTCTACGCTAATTTTGTCGTTATTGCCTTTAATCATGACATCCTCCTTTTTATCATTGTTCAATTGTGACCAGTTCCAGATAGTCGATCTCTTTAACCGAACCGATATGATGCAGCATCTTTTGCACCTCGACGGTAAAGCCCACCATGTTATCCAAGGGATGGGTTATATCAATAATGTCAGCCGGCTCTATTTCCATGTTATCCAAAAATACGCTGATATTGGGCATCTTCCGGGCCTTCATGTGGTAATCCACCAGAAACGTACCCACGTCCTGGGCCATTGCCGCATCGCGTACCGCGTCGAATAAAAACAGACTTTGAGCACCCTTCCATTCCCGCTGGCCGTACCGCGTGATGGAAAGAGGATTTTGAATATTCCAGACGCCGTAATAGGCCTGGGCGTCGCCGGCGTCCCGAGTGAGGTCCAGCTCGTAGCAGACGTTCAGGAGATTGATGATTTCATCGCTCGGGCTTCGCAAGATTGAGACGAAATCGCGCTTGATCTCGTTTTTGATGATGGAATGTCCGCTGACCTGGCTCAACTGCCGGACGATGAGTTTGGCCGTGCCATAGGCCGTGACGAGAAAACGCGACCGGCACTGGAGCGCCAGGCGCATGAAGAGAAGCCCCGCCTGGATAGGCTTATTGATCAACAGTGCAAATTTATAGGCATGACCGGCGTAAAACGCGCCCGCAACGGCAAAGGAGGCGGTGTCGATATCGCCGGATGGCGCACCCAGCAATACACACCAGATATGTTTTTTGACGTGATCCGGCCGCTCAATCAGGGCATTGGGTGTGCCAGTATAGGTTCCGCTGGGGGTGTCCTGGTAGCCATCGACGTTGGCCGTGACGAGCTTGCCGATCTGGACATCGGCGACGGAGTTGCCGGAGAGGGTCACGGCGCCGGACCGGGATACGGTGCCCGATTTGGAGGCGGCGCCAGTTTTGGAAACCGCGCCGGAGCGGCTGACAGTGCCGCCCTTGGTAGCGGAACCGGTTTTGGTGGCGGAACCGGATTTGGTGGCGGAGCCTGTTTTCCCCACGCCTGTCGCGGCGCTGGCGGCTGTGGCGGAATCGTATTCGACGGAAACCCATACCTCATAGACATCCCCGCCGTTGCCGGTCCAGCTCAGGGCACAGGTGGCAGCATTCAGCTCGGTCCAGGTGTTGTAGGACGATCCCAGCGTTACCCAGCCGCTATCATATGTCTGCGGCGAGGTGTCATGCCCGCCCGAGACAGACGCTCCTGCAAAGTCAACCGTGATAGATTCTCCCGAATACGCATTGAATTTGGCGCCTAGTTTTACTTTCAGGGGCAAGCCCGCGTATGATTCTGCCTCTGTCTTGGTGAGCGTTATGCTCCCCCCAGAGGAAGATGCGGCATATGTTGTGTAATCGCCGTCGATACATGCCTGGTCGTTAGTCACCGTGCCGGTGTGGCTGGCAACCTGAAATCGCCAGGTTATAATATTATTGGCGGCAGGGGTGTGGCTATGGCTGCCGGTAGAAACGCCTATGGTATCGGAGACCGATATGCCATCCGACACGCCGATCCCATCTACCACGGAAATCGCATCGTTGATACTAATGCCGTCGGTCACGCCAATGCCGTCCAGCACCCCGATGCCGTCGTTGATGGCGATGCCATCGGTTAAAATCAAATCAATTGCCTGCTGACGGGTCAGGCGTGTGGGCACGGTGAACACCGCTTTCCCGGCCCAGCCGGCCAGTTCGTCCCCCGCTTGCCCCGAGTATTTGGTGCAGATGGAGGTAATGCGCACGCCGTCCACATAGATATCGTTAATCGTTTTGACGGGATGCCCGGCCACCAGGTAGATAAATGCGGATAGCTCCTCCCAGCAGGGCGCGCCGGAATCATGAGTGGTGGCTGTAGTGCCGCCATAGCCGCGCGTGCAGCCGGTCAGGGTATTGGCCGCATTCCCGGTGTAGGAAATCTTCTCCGCCCCGATGCCGATTATGCCGGAGGCGGGGAAATAGGAGGAATCGGAGAGCGAGACCGTTGTTTGCGCAGCCGTCATGGCCGCCGCCAGACTATTCACATCGCCGGAGACAATGGCCTGGCAGGGAACATCCGGGCAACTCCCGTAAATAATATTCTGCATCTTGCCGTATTCATCAGGGTCCGCATCGGGAAAACGATCCACATCGATGATAATATCCGCGCCGATCTGTTTATCGTATTTTTCAAAGATGCCCTTGATGGTGATTGTGCAGGTATACAAATCATGTTTGATTGATCCGGAGATCAAACCCTTGAAAATAATTTCCTTCTCCGAATATGGCCTGCCGCCGAACAACTGATAGAGAGTAACGGTCACATTTTCGGGTGGATCGGCAGCGGTGAAATTGGCAGAGAAGGGTGGAGAGGTTGCATTGATCAGCGTCAATTGCAGATCGGCAATAGCGATGGAGCCCAGCACGCCGCTGCCGGGAGTCTGGGTAATGGAGGTATCCACAAAGCCCCAGGATTTAATAATGCCCTGATGGGCCGGACCGCCGGCGGGTGTGATGTCACGGTCCGAGAGATACACGGGCGTCGCAAACCCAAACGTCAAGAGATTGACCGGCGTCGGGCCGTCGGCGCGCTTGTTTTTTTCGATGGTAAAATTGGCGTTAAACGTACGCATTTATGCTGCTTTCAGTTCTGCCAGCGCCTGTTCGATCATCGCCGTTGACCGTGCCAGGACGTCTTCGGCGGTGATTTCTTCTTTATACAGCGCCACGACCAGATTGTTCAGGTTGCCTACCAATGCCTGCAAAAGGCGGTATAATTTCATCGGTCCCATCTATAATTCCTCCCGTAATTGAATTGTCCCGGAGAAGAGCCCGGAGGCCACTTCCCGGAGCGGATTTTTGGTGTCCAGGTTCCGCACGGTGTGGGCGCCGCCGTCTTCATCCGTGTAGGTGAAGGTATTTTTGGGCCCGACAGCGACGTTGAGCAGCCAGTTATCGTAATTGTCATAATCCGCCTGGGGAACGCGCTCCAACACCAGATTGTAGAACTTCTCTTTGATACCCTTATCGTAGGCATATAGTTGCCCGCCCTCGCTATAATCCACGGGGACGTTCACCTGTCCGGGGTCCTCCAGGGGATAAACTCGGCCTTTTGAAAACGTGAAGGTTGTTGAATTCTTAGTGAAAATTATATTAGGCACGGCCGACTTTCCTTAGCTCCGGTATAATGTATTCCCGTGTAATCGCCCGCCAGTCCTCCGGGCGTTGCGGCGCCGCCGACTCCGGGATGTGGATGTGAATATCGCCAAATTTGAAGGAACGATTATCGGCAGCGCCGTTCATGGGCGCGACCGGTGAAGCGAAAGCCACGGCAGGGCGGAAAGCTGCGTACTCCGGACCGATAGTATCGGGTACCCGTCGCACCCCCCCGATGCCGCCATCGCCGTTAGCGCCCGCTGAGCCACGCAATACCGCGTCCTGGGCAAAAAATGACGGAGGCGTTTTTCGCACCACATCTGCGGCAGGGGTCACGCCCTTGCCTTGACGCGCGTAGGATGTCAGAGGCGCCGGGCCTTGCGTCGGGCCTATTGTCAGCCCGGTATCTCCTGCGTAGATGGTTTTGTTCTCTGTCATCATCCGGGAAATCATCGTCAGATTATTAGTCGTATTTTCTACCTTACGCACCACATCCGCGGCAGGGGTCACGCCCTCGCCTTGATGCAATAGATACAACCCCGTTTTCGGGACGTAGCCCGTCCCGAGGGCATAGGGCGTGGGCGACCGGCCTCTGTCCAGGTCGAGGTCGTTGATTGTCAGAGCCGGTCCGATGCTGGCACCGGTAGGTCTGTACCCGTCGGAGATGGTGCGCTGGATTGTGGTGATCACGATTGGGGCTTTCGCCTTTTCATGCAGCGCGGCCAGGTTCCGGGCGATAGCGTCCACCACCAGGGAAACCTGGTCGTCGCCTTTGAGCGTAATTGTCTTTTCCATCGCCTTGATAGCGGCATCCAGTTCGCCGATGGTTCCTTTGAGCTTATCAATTTCAGCGGACCATTCCTTTGCGGTCTGCACCAACAAATCGCCCCATGCTTTATTGGCCTCGTTTTGTCTTTGCTGTTCCTCCGCCATGCTTGCTGCGGCGCGGCGTTGGGCCTCATTGGCGGCCTCGATGTTGGAGACAACCGAGGCAATGACTTCCTTGCCTTGAACAATTATCGAGGTCTGATCGCCAAAGAGCATGTTGCTGGTAACTTTGGTTACGCCGGCTGACCAGGTCTGGGCAAAAGCGGCTGCGGCCTGCTTGTACTCCTCCAGCTTCTTTATCTGCTCCTGCCCGGAATCTTGCATGGCATTGGCCAGTTGGCCGGCCAAGGCGTCTTTTTGAGACTGATATTTTGCCTCCGGCGACATCCCGATTTCCTGTAGTCCCCGAATGAGGGAATCAGTGCTCTTTTGAGCGTCCGCCATTTGCTTATATAAGGCATTTAGTTCCTCAATACCCTTTTTCTGCTCCTCGACATTTTTCCGGATCATTTCATCGAGAGAGTTGTAGAATTTTTGGGCATCCGCCAGGCGCGAATCCAGATATTTTTTGTCTTCCTCTGCTATCTTCAGGGCATTGGTGCGCACCAGCTCCGCCCGCTGCAACTGATAAAGGCGTTCAATGTCCAATTTGCCGTCCGTGACACGCTGCACCGCATCCTTTTCCTTATTTAATTGCGCCAGCTCTTTTTCGTAACCGTGCAGGCCGATGGTTTCTTTCATGGCCTGCCATTTTTTCAGGGTCTCGTTGTCGGCGTTGGTCTGCGCTTTTAAGGCCGCGTCATGGCGGCGTTGTTCAGCAACTTCTTTGGCAGCACTTAACTCAACTTGCTTGCGTAATTCTTTTTCGAAGTTCGCCGTATAATCCGCCTCATGCTTTCTCCTCGTCTCACCGATGGCCAAGGCGAAGCGCGTTGCCGCGGCCAATCGAGCCTTTTGAAACTTGTTTTCCTGCTCCTGAGCTACGGCATCAGACTCCGCCTGCGCCTGACTATCAGCGCCAGTAAAAATGTTTGGCGTATGTTTGCCGATAAACGTGGTTGCCTTATAGGCAGCATAACCAGTCAAAACGAGGAGATTTGCTTTTGCAGCAGCACTCATTGCGACCAATCCGGCAACTGCGGAAGCGGCGCCTTTTGCTATAAGCGTAAATGTGAGAAATTCGGCCGCGGGCTTGATATATGGGGCTATAATAATAGTAAGGTCTTTAAGCTCTTTAGCGAGAGTAGTGATATTTTTCGCAGCACTTTTTACGTTGCTAGCCAGATCGCGAGACCATTTTGCAAGTTCTCCAGATTTTTCCATCTCGGTCAGGGTTTGAGAAACTCCTTTAAGCTGGGCGCTTAATTCTTGGATCAGCACAGCCAGCGCCGGCTTGAATAATTCTCCGAATTGGAGTTTTGCCTCTTCTATCAATCGGGGTAATGTCGTGATCTGTTTGCCGACTGTGCCCATTGCCGCCTCATATGCGCCGGCAATGCCTTTTCCAGCGGTTAAGACGGCATTCAAGGCAATCTGTTGTTTTTCTTGGCCGGAAAGGGCTTCTGTAGTCCGGCCCACAGAAGCCGCATATTTGGCGTATTCCGCCTCAAAATTGACGATGATGCCATAGGTGCGCAGGATTTCCGGCTGCAACGTAGTGATCCCATGCATTAAGCCGCGCAGGGATTCCGAGGAGTTGGTATTGCCGATGACGGCTGCATCCTGGGCCACCCGGGCTAATTGAGCAGACTTGGCCAGGTCCAGGTGGGATTGAACAAATTGCGTGACCGTCAGGCGCGATTCCTGGGTGGTGATGCCCATCTTCCGGACGGCTTCGGCATAACCGTTCATCTCGGACTTGGAATAAAGGGAATTTTTGCCCACCTTTTCCATGACTACGCCCAGGGTTTCCACCCGGGCGCTAAGCATGGCGCTGTCTTTCACGAGGCCGCCGATCTGCCAGGCCGCCATTGCTCCGGCAACTTTGCGGACGACGCTGTCTAAGCCTTCGCAGGATGATTGCAGTTTGCCGACGGCGCCCGCAGCCTTATTGGACTGCTCGCTGACCCTCTTCACCTGATCAGTGAAAGTGGACGAGAAGTTTTTGACCGTCGCCGAGCCTTTGTCATCGACTTGCAGGGTGAGCTGAATAACGTTTGCCATAAGAACCTTTTAAACCGTTAAGCGTGCGGAATAATGATATAATCAAAGGCGCCCTTGAAGCCGCCGCTATTGTATACCACCACGGTATTGGCGGCTTTTAGGTGCCACACTTCGCCCAGGTTATAGCCCGGATCCGCCTTCGGATTGATAATCAGCATGTAATTCAGGTGGCCGTAGTTATGCGTCAGCGTCCGCCCATCGCTGCCGTTATAGGTACTCGCCTGGGGTTTCAGGTCCTCGTCCTGGGTAAGCTTTGCCAGGTTTGTTGAATCCACGGGCGTAGAATCTATCCAAGATAGTCGTGCCATTTAGTCCTCCTTATTTGTTATTCTGCTGTGCCTGCCATTCGGCGATGATCCCGGCGATCTCCGCTAACTTTTCCAAGAGATCGTCCGCCTCCATTTGGCTCAGGCTCAAATCAACCATCCGCCAGACCGTCTCTGCCCCCAGAATTTTAATCTTGCCGTACAGATCGAGGGCCAGGTGGTTTTCCGGCAACAAATCGATGGCGTTAATGGGACAATGACCTTTTTCATCGCAGGGCGGATCACGCTTATCCTCCTTGTAATTGCCCCGGCATTCCTCACATGACGTCTGATGCGTCAGCTGCCAGATGAGGAAGTTCCGGAGTTTTTTGGCCCGCCCTCATCTTTTGCCCCTGTACCGCCGAGCAACTTGACGATATCGGACAATACATCTTCCGGCAGTGATGTTTTTAACGTATCATCAAAGGGCACATCCTTCCCTTGATCCTGAATATTTTCCCAGCCTATGATGGCGAAATCTATTAGGTCCGCCGTAACGGCTTCCCAATCGGTTTCTCCCCGTTGGGTATTCGCGTTGATGATAGCCTTCCTTTTGGAAGCGGTAATGCGCCGGTAGAAAATCCTGGAACCGGCCATTTTATAGACTAATTTTTCATCCTTATTGACAATCTGTATGGCCATTAGAACCTCCTTATTAAGTTATTACTTCATTGGATTACTGGACAAATCATTTTGCAACTGCAACACCATTTCCCGGGTGGCCTCGGTGGGAAAACCCGCCGCCATGCCGGGCGGCATCTCTGCCGTGAACGTATGAGTTGTGGCGATGAGACCGGCGCCGCCGATCGGAGCGTCCACCTTATCAAACCGCAAGGTCGGCAGCCAGATCCAGAAGGTGCGGTAGTAACCCGACGTTTCGATCTGGGACCCCGTAAATTTCAGCAAGGCCATTTTCCGGGTTTGGAGATTCATATCCCCGAGGAATGTGTCGCTCTCGTACCGGGGTATGGAAAACGACCCGGTAACCAGGCGTTTTCCTTCCCGCCGCGGCTCTGCGATATACAAACCGGAGAGGCTGTCGCGTTCGATCGTGAATTTGTTCTGCAGCTTCACCTCAAAGGCGCTGATCCCGACTGCATTACCCGATCCCAGCGCAACGGAGGTGGAATAATCGCCGATCCAGAAGACCAGGTCCGGGAACAACAGGGAGAGCCAATCGGTACCCGGAATGTCCCAGGCCGCGGAGGTGGTGTTGACCGCCGAGGCCCGGTCCAGTTTGTAGGGGACCAGCTCCAGGACGATCCGCACGCCTTTGGCGTCGCCCTTGATCGTGAGCGTTTGGATCATGGTCGAGGAATGCTCCCAGAGGGACACGGATTTATCGATGCAGAGCGATCCCCGGCGCACTTTCTGGTCGCCCGCCAGCAGGCCCGATCCGGCCAGGACGCCATCACCGGCGCACCAGCTCTCAGTATGGAGATTATCGGCCAGCTCAAACGTATTTTTGTAGACGCCGGCCGCGATCAGGGCCGGCGAGGCGGAATAGTTGCACATCCCGGTACCGGATACGAGGATAGACTCGATGCCCCGATAGACCGCATCGATTTCTATCGATCCCTGGACGCCCTTGCCGACGATATCGCTTCCGCCCATGCCTGCCTTGTGGCGGATGGTGAAGTCAAACTCCTTGGCAACCTCGGGACTCAGCGATTCCGTAATGAGCGGGACCTGATCACCCGCGCCGCAGGCTATCGGCGTGCCGTAAGCGGACTGCAATCCCTCGCGCTTCCAGGCAGCTTTTGAACTAAATCCGGCTCCCGTAGTCATGGTAATTTACCCCTCTTTAGGCCAGCGGCGACGTGGCCGTGGCGTTTGTCGTAGCGATCTCAATCTCGTTTAACTGGGTAAAGGTGGCTGAAACAGAACCGGGATCGCGGAAACAGGTGCATTCGATCTTTTGCTGGATCAACCCCGGCCCGGAGATTTGCGCGTCCGCTTTATCCACCTTGAGCTTCGGTAAATGAATGGCGAACAAAAAGTTGCCGGAGGTAAAAACCAGGGACGCATGCAGCGCCGTGTCGCTATCGCGGTAACCCAGATAGGTATCTGCCTCGTAACGGGGCACGGAGAAACTGAGCTTGGTCTCCCGGACGCCGTTTCTCTGCGGTTCCAAAATCGTTTTGGCCCGGTTGTCGAAATCATCCATTTTTAATTTGTTGTTGACGACGGTGCTGAAATCGCTGATGCCGACCGCCGTCACTCCGGAGAGGGCCGAGGCCTGGGGCGCGATTTTAAATACGAGGTCGGAAAACATGACTTTGTCGGCCACATCTTCCGTGTCGAGTGCCGTCAGGACGTTCGCAGTATTGACGGCCGAGGCGAGGTCCAGCACCTTGGCGACGCCGCCGAACTCGATGTCGAGAGGTTTGTTCGCGGCGCCGCTGATCTTGAGCGTGTCTATTTTACAGCCCGCGAACTCCCATACGGAGACGCCCTTGTAAATGGCCGAGGTAAACGAATAGGCCAGGTTTTCAGCCGGGGAATAGAGCCCGTCATATAGAGCGCCATTGCCCACCGGCGCCGCCGCCGTGCCCAGAGCGATGGCGATCATAGCATCCAGGTCGCCGTAGGTAAGCTTGCAAGGGATGGTGAAGGGATATTTTTTGTTCCCCGCAATTGTTGCCCCGGCGCCGGCCTTGCCCCGCAGCACCTCATCTACGTGCTTTTCAATCTCGTTGCCGTAATTCTCCGAGACGAAGGGAAGCGCCTTTGTGACGGCCACCGCCGTGCCGTAAACAGTTTCCTTTTTTATGCCTAATATACCTTCAAATCCTTTGCCCAGTGACATAAATCCTCCTATCGTTGTCCCTTTATTTGCGCCGCTAACCGCAGCTCGCCATAATGGCAAAGCACATTGCCGAAGAATCTCGGCTCTATAATCCCCACCTGGATACCCGATAATCCGGCCAGGGCGCCGA